TGTTCGGTCATACCTACACCAGTGCCGTGATGAACCACGCCGTGCCGTTGCCAATCGCCGTCAACGAATTCCACTGGGCGGCGAGCGGTTGTGTCGTGAGTCCGTCTATCGTAGTCCCGTTCCCGTCCACCGTGACGCCGTTCACCGAGACGTCGGTTTTCTTCACCGTGACTGATTTCCCGCTCGTCGGCGTAGCAGGCAGGAGAATCGATGTCGCGCCGCCGGTTGCGTCGACGAGCACGGTCTGGTCGGGCAGCGCGACATAGCCGGTATCGGCGAAGGCTTTCGTGACGATCGAGTGCGAGACGTTCTGGCCGGTGATGTTCAGCAGGAACGACGCGTCCGCCGGCGGCAGCACGGCCGGGAAGGCCGCGTTGGGAATCGTGCCGCTGATGAACGAGCCGTCAATCGTGGCGAGCGAGGACGGCGTTGCCGTGCCTGCTGCGACCGTGATGAACAGGAACCCCGTCGTGAGCGCGCCGAGGTTGCTGCGGTTCGGGAGTTTCAGGTTCGCCGTCAGGACGAGATACGTCGCATCGTTCGGCGCGGCGTTCGCGATGTCGGCGTTGATGTCCACGAGGTAGCGCTGCCACAGGCGTGGCTCGACAAGACCGTTCTGGCTGAGAAACGGAGTGGAGAACGGTGGCGGGTTACGGGTGGCCATGCTAATCTACGCGCTGCTCTCTGCGGCGTGGAAGGACACGCTTAGGTTCCCGCAGGTCGAAGAGGTGAGTCTGTCGAGCAGGGCCAAGGCAAAGCCTCTGAACCCCAAGAGGTACCGCTGCGATACCGAAATCCTGTAGCCGGAATCAAGCCCGGCCAGAGAGCAAAACTTCATCGCTGACCCGTCCCAGGCGTCACACGCACCCAAGCCCCCGGACCCCACACCGCCCGCACCGGATCGGTCTGTCGCACACGCACGACGAGCCGATCCTGCCGTCCACTCCCGAGCTGGTGCCACACGGCGGCCGCGCCATACTGACCCATCGCGCCAATCGTCGCGGTCGTCACCGGACCCCACGTCTTCGCGCCATCCCAACTGATGTCGAGCATTAGTTTCGGCTGTGACCCCTGCCCGACGTTCAGCCCGACGCCGGCCTCCATCCCGAGTTCGAACTGGTCGAGAAACAATTTCTGGTTATCGGTGCCGATATACGGCGCGGTGCGCTCGCGTGAAATCGCCGTCAGGTTATCGGTCTGCGTCTCGAGGTCCAGCGCGTAGACGTCGTCCGTGGCGTAGTCGCCAACGACCATCGTCTGCCCGACGACGCACACGCCGCGCGCACGCCAGCGCACATAGAGCCCGGTTGCCTCGTCGAATCCCTGTCGCTGATGGAATTCCTTCGTGCGGACGTCGTAGCACCAGGTCGTCTGGAGTGGCGAGGAGGGAAACGTCCAGCACACGAACGGATGCCCCTCTTGCTCGTAGGCCAGCACTTCGCAGTCGGTGATCGTCGGATACGTCTGCAGCGCGTAACTCGTGGCGGGCGTTGAGATGACTTCCGGCTGCGGCGACGACGCGATGACGAATCGGTTCGTCCCTTGGTTATCGGCCGCGAGCCACGCCAACGACTCGCCGATGATCGTGATCGACGTCCACGCCGCGCAGCCTTCCTGCATAACGGTGCCTGGGAACGGCGCGAACGGATTCAGGTTGTCGCCGGTGTTGTAGAACAGCTCAGATGTCTGCGACCCGAGCGCCCACACGCGGTTGTTGAGCACCTTAAACCCGATGATGTTGTCTGACGTCTCGGACCGTGCGAAGAAATCCAGTCCGTTCCATGACGTGCCGTCTTCGAGCGCCGAGAACCAGATTTTCGGCGTCGCCGCCTCGTTCATCAGGAAGTAGCCGTCGATGTAGTCGATCATGACGGGGATAAACGCGCCCGGCAGCGCGATCGGACCGCTGAACACGTTCGTCGTCAGCCGCAGGATGTAGAGCTGGCCCGCGCCGCAGACCGCGAGCTGTTCCCCGCCGCGCCCATTGCTCGCGAACGTCACCGGCAATCCGTCGTCCATCATCGTGCCGCGGAGCGTCGCCGCGGTCAGCGCGAAGTCTAATTCGAACAGGTTCGCGCCGTAGACCGCGAACACGCGCCCGTCCTGCTGGAACATCCCGCGACAGCCTTCGCTGCCGGTTGCGTTGAACAACGGACGGAGGCCCGGCGTGCCGTAGAGCACGGCGCGCTTGACATCGGCCTGCGATTCGGTTTGTTCGAGGTAGAGATTGACGAGGGTCGACGCCGCGATAATCGGACTGCGGGTCCGGTAGGCGCCGCCGACGAACGCAGGCCAGAGCGGCATCAGGACGTGAGGCGTTCAGTGAAGCGAATACGCGTCAGGTGTTCGCGCAGATGACGCCCAAACATCGCGAGTTCGTTCCGCACCCACTCAGGTGTGATGATGCTGTTCATGCGACGCGTGTTGTATCGGCTCCGTCGCGCCTTCGCCTTGAACCGTCGGCGCTTATTCACGGCGTCACCCGCATGATCCAGCCGATGCAGGTAATGACGTTCGCCGCACTCGCGAACACGCGCGTCGTCAGCGCAACGGCGCCGCTCCCGAGTAGGACGTGTCCGCCTAGCACGTTCGTGATCCCAGACCGCGCCGGGATGGTAATCACGATGTTCTGGTCCGGCGCCGCCACGCCGCCGAACTCGATGGTCGCGACGCGGTCGACGCTGTCGCTGTTGAACAGCCCGAGCGTGTAGCGGTCGATGAGTGTGGCGCTGGTGCTGCCGGTATGGATCAGCGTGCCGGGCGTCGCCGTGGCCGAGATTTTTATCGGCAAGCCCTGCACCGAGGCCGAGAACGGGATGATCGATGTTGCGTTAGCCATTGAGCCCCTGTTCAATCTTGACGAAATCAGGCGCCGGAGCCGTCGACACGACCGCCCCAGTCATCACGTTCGGCTGAATCCATTGCGTCACGCCGTTCGCGTCGCAGAGTTCGAAATCGTAGTTCAGGCACAGCGAGAGGTAGATCGGTCCGAACAGGCCCGTCGCATCCGCGACCAACGGGTTCGTGTTCGGCACCAGCAGCGCGGTATCGCTGAACGTCGGCCGCGGCAGCACGCCAGTCTGACCGGCCGCCCAGGTATAGAGCAGCGCGCCGGGGCAGACGACGCCGAGGCGGTAGGCTTGCTGGCGAGGCGTGGGCATGAACAGCGCGGCCATTACAGCATCCCCTCATCCTGCAGAAAATCCGGTTCCGGTCCGAGCGATGGACAGGCACCACCCGCCATCACGTTCGGCTGATACCACACCAGCGCGCCAACCGACGTCCGCAACTGCATGTCGTAGTTCACGCCGTTCTGGAGATACACCGGCCCGAATAGCCCGTTGACGTCCGCGACGACTGGATTATCGTTCGGAAACTGCCTGGCGGCATCTGAATACGTCAACGCGCCGACCTGCTGCCCGGCAACCCACGTATACAGCAGCGCCCCCGGCGCCGCCCGTCCAAGGTAAATCGCTTCCTGCCGAGCCACCGGCGCCAGCAGCGCAATCCCGACGATGTTGCAGCCCACGACGAACACCGGCTGCTCCGGACACGTCAGCAGCGCGCAGAACCGCGTCGATGGCGCGACCGCCGACTCCGACGTCAGCCCATGCAGCACCAGCGCGGCGGCCGGATTCGCCGCGAAACCGTGCAGGGGCAGCGCGCCGCGGATCGCCATCTCAGCTCGTGCGGTCGATGGTCTTCGGGTTATCGGCCGCGTCGGTCACGAACTGCATTCGCGTCGTCTCGCCGGACAGCCCCTTGATCGTCACGGTCGTGCCGTTCACGAACATCCGTTGCAGGAACTGCAGAATCATGTAGGACGCCTGCTCCTGCGTCGGCTGCGCGCCGAGCGCCGCGTAGCTTTCGGCCATCGCGGTCGTCGGTCGCACCTGAATATCGTTCGCAATCGTCGTCGTCGTCGGCGCCCCGAGCCGCGCGTAGGCGTCGCCCGTCAGGATCGACGTCGCGTATTCGGTGAAGCCGGTCGCGTTCGAGGTGCCGACGAACGTGAATTTCACCGCGTTGCCGTTCGTCTCGGCCTGCGTCGGCAGATAGGTGTGCTCGCCGTGGCCCTTCGAGGTGCCCGCGCCGCTGCTCACCGAGCCGACTGTCTGGGTGCCGTTGTCGAGCGTGACGTAGACGGTCGTCGCCCCGTTGTAGGGCGTGCGGTCCGTGTTCAAGACTTGCGCGCTCGCGACCTGTCCTGCCGTGTTCTTTTTCATGCTCCCACCAAGGCCGCGTAGCCGTGCAGCCAGATTTCGAGATTCGTGTAGCCGGACGCCGTGATCGTGTTCGGATTCGCCGGCAGTGTGAGCGCGCGGAAGTTTACCGCAAGGACCGGCCAGCCCCCGACATCGGCCTGCGTCGCAATCAACGAGCCGGTGCGCGCGATGACCTCGTTGACGATCCGCGTATCGACCGAGTCCCGGTCCGAGGGCCGCGCGCCCGCATTCGCCAGCACCGACGATGCGACCGCGCTGGACGCCATCGGCATGTAACCCGAGACATCAATCGGCGGCGAGGTGACGCCGGTAGTCGGGTTGATGCCGTCGCCGTTGATGACCGTGAAGCCAATCGGCGCCGAGCCGGTGTAGTCGACGGCTGTGTCGGCGATGTAAACCTGCGAGCCCGCCGCGAGATACCGCGAGCCGTAGAGATACCGAGTCGGGTCCGTGCTCGGGCCGGTCTTGTAACTGTTCCCGACGTGGGTCGCGAGCAGCCCAGGCGGTTCGACGCCGTCGGGGTCTTCGTAGAACGTCGCCAAGGTCTGCCAGTCGTAGATGTAGTTATTCGCGCTGTAGGTCTGCGCGCTGCCGGACGAGTCCGGGTTCCGCTCGCTGTTGTGCGCGAACAAGCACTGGATCACC